CGGCACACCCAGGAGGAGCAGCGTACTTTGAGACAAGCTAACGGCTTTTGGAATAACCTAGTTTTTGGAAATAAGGGAGGTAAATAATGATTAATGTTAAGCAAATTATAAGAACGTATATAGTAATTAGTGCTATAATTGGCGCTCCTCTTTTAGCTGTAACTCTGATCTTAGGGCTGCAGCGAACGGCTGCTACTGTTACTTGTGAGCTAGCAAGTATGCATTGTAGCCAAAGCTGGGGAGCAAAAGCATATCAAGAAGTAAATTACTAAAGGAGTAAATAAGATGACTAAAGAACTACAAACAATAGATTATAGCTCGGCTGAGATAGTAAAGACAATGCAAGCTACGGTAGCTAAGGGAACGACGGCTGCGGAGTTTGCGCTCTTTGTGCAGTACTGCAAAGCTACCGGCTTAAATCCTTTTAAGAAAGAGATTTGGTGCATCAAAGCTAATCAAGGTCTACAGATAATGACTGGCATTAACGGCTTTTGGGCAATTGCCAATGCTTCTAAAGACTTTGACGGCGCCGAAGTAGGGCTAATTAACGCCTCTGGGGAATGGGTAAAGACTGTCCCAGATGCAAGCTTCATTGGGGCTTGGTGTAAAGTATATAGAAAAGACCGACGGATACCGATGGAGGGAGAAGCACTCCTAGCGGATTATGCTAAAGGTTTTGGGCTGTGGAAAACTGCACCTAGAATCATGATTAAGAAAGTAGCCGAGTCTATAGCTTTACGGAAAGCTTTTCCTCAAGAGCTTAATGGATTGTACACGCAAGAAGAAATGCCGTCTAACTTTCAGCCCTCTGTAGAGGTAGTTGAGGAGGTAAAAGAGGAGCCAGCTAAGCCAATTACTCTAGCTGAGGATGACTTGCCTGACTGGGAGCAAAAAGAACAAAAGCCGGCTAAGAAAAGTAAGAAGAAAGCATTAGAGGAGATGAAAGCTTACTACGATGTAAATATCTTTGAAGACGATAAGAGACCGGCTGTAATTGCTTACTTAGAAACATGTAAAGCAAAAGAGATACAAAACGGTATCTGGGAGTCTCCGGTAAAGCTAAAGAAAGTAGCTAGAGCTGAGATCCCTTTTGAATCTATTGATATGGACTTTCCGAACGTATAAATAAAAGAGCCGGTAGAAAGCGATGCGAAGGCACTTTCTACCGGCGGTTTCTAAAGGAGAAACAGTTATCAGTATGCAGTATTCTCCTCCTCCTGCACAACCCCAGATCTAATTGGATAACACAAATCGGCTTTATCATTAAGCCAGCATAGCTCCACTCTGTAATCTTTCGTAAAGCATCCCGATATTACCACTACTAAAACTACCGCCAGTAATAGGTGAGGTAGGTGAGGTAGGTGAGGTGTTTTTAGTAAACTCATTAAAAAAAATTAAAAATAAAAATCTTAAAAAGTTAGTAAAACTACCTAACCCACCTCACTCTAGCTCTATAGATACACGCCCCTGCGCCGTAACAACCACTCGAGAAGTTCTTTACTTAACAATCAGCAAAGCTTTCAAAATGCGGTAAGTATGTCGTTTTGTTAAATTGTTTCAAGCGCGCCCTAAAAAACCCCTTGAATTGGGTTTTTAGGCGCTATAAGAGAAGTATGTCGGAAGAGTCGAACAATCGTTAAAAGCGGGGGTTTCTAAAGGGTATGCAATATCCCTTTAGCCGTTTGTGAATGAGCGTAGCGAATGAACTAGGCGTTAAAACTGTATGTACACCCTGTGGATAACTCTTGTCAAGTTATATATTTGTTTTGCGGTATATACTCCACATGCTCATAAAACCTACTTGTTCTAATTAGAATCTTAGAGTAATTATTGTGGCGTAATATGCGATTTACCGCCGTTTCTATAAGGAGAAAACAAATGGCAAAACCTAGCTATAGTAATCGGAAAGGAAGCACTCAAGTAGCAGTCTGGGGAGAACCTAACGCTCCACGCATTCAGATTGAAAAGCGCTACAAGGATAAGCAGACAGGCGACTGGAAGAGTACAAACTACTTTTTTGATAATGAAGTAGAGAGTCTCATAAGCTTGCTCCAGGAAGCCCAAACTTGGATCGCTACAAACCGCACTACTGGGGAAGATGTACGCTCCGTGATGGGCTATAATTTTAACGTAGTTGACGACTCAGAAGACATCCCTTTCTAGCCATGAGGTATAATTTATCGGCTTTACAGCTAAGCCAATGCCTCTTGGTAGCTGAGCGTAGGAATTGCGCTAAGCTAGCCAACGGCATTACAAACAACAAAATCGACGATAAGCAGGATGACTTTGGCATAAATCTAGCCGGCGTTATGTCTGAATACGTTGTAGCGAAATACTTAGGAACCTGCCTCGATTACTCTCTCTCCGCTGGAGGTGACGGAGGTATAGTAGATCTAGAGGTAAATGGCGCTACGATACAAGTTAAAAGCACGTTTAGAGATAGCGCAGATCTATATGTAAGAGAGCGAGACTCGATAAAAGCAGACTTCTATGTAAGCTGCTTTTTTCCGGCTCCAAACGCTGTAGAGGTAGCCGGCTACGCCTCGAGGGAAGTATTTTTAGATCAAGGCGTTATCAGAAAGCTTTTAACCCCCGTCTGGATGCTACCGGAAACGGAGTTAAGACCGATCAAGGAACTAAGGGAGCTTATTTGTTGAAACGTAAGTATAAGCCAGGTAAAGAGCATCAGGAGCAGGTCATATTCTTCGATGGCTTGCGCTGGCTTGCAAATAAACGCCCCGAGCTTTCTGTAGCTTGTCATATACCAAATGAAAGCAAGAGCAGTATCGCACGCCGAGTTGCGCTAAAACGAGCTGGCTTGTTAAAGGGTATGCCCGATATTTTCATCCCAGTAGCAAACGAGAAGTACAACGGTCTTTTTATTGAGATGAAAGTAAAACCCAATCGAGTAAGCCCTGACCAGCATCGAGTATTAAAGCAGTTAAACGTAAACGGCTATTACGCTTGTGTCTGTTGGAGCGGTCAAGAAGCGCTAGAAACATTAGATAAGTATCTTGCAAATGATCTATAGCTATAACTTCTTTAGAAAAGGCGATGCGTCTGAGACGAAGCAAAACAAGTACAAAACAGAAGCCGGCGCTGATAAGCCGGCGACGCCGGAAAGCAGGTTATGGCTTGCTGTTCTTGAGCGAGCTATTTACGACTACTGCGCCTTTGGTGACTTTATCTGTCGCAGAACGTCTTATTATAAAAAGGATAGCAATAAATGGAAAACAAGAAGCTTTAACGATTTAATGCGCAATTATCACGGATTAAGACTTTTTTTGTTTGAACGAGAGCCAATACTTTTTAACGCACAACTGATTTGGCAAATTGCTTTGCCTGACGAATGGGAGGGATCAATAGATAAAGCTAGAGAGCTAATCGAAATAACTCATGATAAGAATATCAGCATGTACGCAAACATCCCGATTGTAGCCGAGTTTTTGCCAATCTATGAAAAAGAAACTGGCAAAACGGTAACACCTATTGACGTAAATGACGTCGATTTAACTGAGTACGTAAAGCCGGCGCTAAACTTTAGGCAAGACTTGCGCAGGAGGAGAGGTTAGCGTTTCTTCTTTTCTTTTATTGACCACACTTGAGCTATACCATACAGCGCTGCAGCTTCTGCGATTGGCATAATACTCTTTGCTAAATCATCGCTTTGCTGTTGCGTCACTCCGATAGATAGCAATGCTCCCGCTGCTAGCGTTATAACGTGTCGCACGATTGATTGTATGATAAGTGACATAACACCCCTCCTCTTTTAATAATCTCTCTACTACTATACTTGCAGTCTCTTTTTCTGGGATCTACAAAATAACCTCTTCTTATGCAGTTATACATCGGCTCCCAGTAATGCCTAAATAAGCATTGCTTTGTATAATCCTTGAAAACCGCTAGGTTAGTTGTCCTACCGTCTTCTCCGTCAAGGTCTCCGATGCAATTATCATCCTTAAAATTAGGCGTAGAACCATGTTTTTCGCAGATAGTATTTTTCAAACACCGCTTACGATAAACGCTATCAACCAAAGCACAATCAGGAAGTAGCCGAGCTGTATAAGTATGCAACAAGCGCCGAGCGGCTCCTGACAAATCACACTCCAGACACGGGCTAACGTAGCAAGATACCGGCGCTGTGGCATTGTCTAATCTCCTCTTAAAGCGCTTAACTACTCTTCTATACTTTGTAAGTAATCGCCTGTTTCTTCTTACAATCTTTTTGCTAGCACTCTTTACGGTCTCACCAGCAAACACTTCATAACTTCCGCACCTTTCGTTTCTTAGACAAGGGGAGTTAGTTAGATGTACTCTGAGTACTACCGGCTTTTCTTGTCTTAGTATTTTCTCCCCGCACCTACACTTTTTAGCAAACGTATTCTCGAGCCACCCAGTGTAAATTGTATCAACACTCTCAAAGCTTTTAATCGTTGCCTTGCAATTCCACTCCCTTGAACACAAGCCAAGATATGACAAGCCGGCATCTGCTAATGCTAATTTTGGGAGCAGTAGTAGTAAAAAAAACCATCTCACTTAACTAGCTTATCCAATTTAGAATCAATCTTATCTACTTGCTGTTTTATATACCGCAGCTCTGTTTGCACTACAGAAACGTCGCTCTGAACGTGATACCTTGCTTGCTGGAGGTCTTCTAAATGAGATTTAACCCCTCGGTAATCCCATCCCATTAAAGCAATAAGACCGCCAATGGCGCCCTTTACTACAATATCAAACCAGTATTGAAACTTATCTATATCAGCCATAGGTAAAGCCCACTCGTACTATAAACTCTGTTGGCTCTTCTATTATACTGAGAAGCTTTCTGAGCGCTACTCTACTCTTTAAGATTGCCCGCATACCATTTAAGCCCCCAAACTCCGTACCAATTAAAATGCACCCCTTTGTATCCGCTGAGGTATTGCCGGCATGAATTAAGATATGGTCTCTATCCTTTACGCCCTCTACTAAAAGAGTTTTGCCAAACGTTGGCGAGTTATGTGGCTTTGCAGTGTATGTTCCAATGGGGATGCAGCTTATATTGCGCTCGTTATTTAGCCACGGCTTTTCAATCGTTACAAACTTTGGCTCGTTATTGACTACTAATATCCCAAAAGTGCTTGTGGGATATTGCAAGCAGCGCTGTAAAATTAAAGGTTTCACGGTGTAACTTGCGCCTCAAGAGATGCTACTTTAGCTTCTAGCTCTTGAATGGCTTTGACTAGCACTGGGATGAGCGTTGCATAATCCATAGCCAACTTGGTTTCTAAAGGATCTTCGCCCTCGATCTCTTCTCGAGTATCATACACGGCTTCTGGCACAATCGGCTGAGTTGTTTGCGCTCCAAAACCAATGCGCCTTACTTGTTCTGGATCGTCTTTTCGCACATAGGCAATCGGCTTTAATGCTTTGACTTGCTCTAATCCGTAGCCAAAATCAGGTTCGATATCTTTCAATCGCTCGTCGGATGTCTGTGTACCAATTACCGTTCCGCCAGTTGTGCCAACCAACGATAATAAACCACCAGTTCTTAGGATGGAAGAATCGTCAAACCAAAGATGATTGTTTGCGCTGTTTGCGCTTTCAATAAACAAATACGCACATGCTTCCGTAATTCCGCTGTGCTTGTAAACGCCTGCAACGCATTGTCTAACTGCCCCACCATTCTTATAACCAACCACTTGCCAACCAACGCCTTCGGTATTTGCCAGCTCCGTTTGCACTAGTCCGACACAGGGTCCTGTTAAAGAGGGCGTTCTAACGGCAAATTGTGAGCTTGTTGAGGTTGTGTTAATTCCAACGGTTCCAGCGTTGCCAACATAAAATATTGTATTGCTACTATTATCTTTTATGTCTACTAACCTTCCAGTCGCACCACTCTTCGCAGTAACATTAATAGCCGTATCTGCACTAGTCGGTGCTATTTCTAACGCTTCAAGTTCTGCCGTGAAACTGTTATCTTTTAACTGCCCTTGTGTGGTGTACTGATCATTGCTTGACGCAGCAGCAGCTCCAGTATGCTTAAATCCACCCATCGGTAGATTAGCTGTTGGACTATTTTGACCAGCTTTGTTTAACGTCTGATTGATACCATCAGTAGCAAGGTCATTAAAAGCAGTATCCATGATTCCGCTTTCTATACCTGTTCCCGCCGCTTCGTCGTCTTGGAAACCAGTTGTACCATCAATTCGTGTAAATGTTCCGCCGCTCCAAACCATTTCTTATCCCTTCAAATTGCTATTCCACCAACCCGCAGGATCAACTGCTATTTTCTCTCGTCTCGCTATAACTTCCTTAACGTACTTTAATGTCTCACTAGGCGCCCCTGTATACCTAGCTATATTTTCCCAGGTTTGCGCCCGCCCCTGTCGTTTCAATATATTCAAAGCTTTTTGGACGTTGCCCTGACCCCAATTATACGCAGCAAGCGCTAACTTCTCATCGTCGAATCGATCCTTTAGTCTATTTATATAAGTACGCCCGCCAGTAATGCTCTGCTCTGGATCGAACACGTCTTTTACTCCTAACTCTTTTGCAGTCTTCGGCATAATTTGCATTAGACCGCCCGCACCCTTGCGACTCTTGGCTTTTATCTTGCCTCTGCTTTCCTGATAGATCATGCTTTGAATTAAGGGATCTTCTTGAGTAAAGCGCTCCACTCTTTGCGCCTTTGACGCACCAAAGCTTAGCGGCTTAAAGCTTGCGGTTGTTTTTCTCGCCTCCGTTGGCTGGCGCTTTTTAACTTCATCTACTAGCTGTTGGAACGCATCTTTTTTACCCTCTTGCCCTGCAGTCACTGCTAAAGCGTCGCTCATCATACGCCCTCGCTCCTCTCGCTCTTTCTCTGCTTTTGGTATCTCTTCGCCAAATTGCTGATATGCTCGCTCTCCAACCCTGCCCACAGAAGCCGCTTCTAGGATTTGACCAATCGCTGGAGCATACTTTTGCAGCGCCGGATCTTTGAAAACATCCGCTAACTCTCTCTTAGCTTCTGGTATTCTCGCCAAACTCATAGCCCCGCCGATCAAAGCCGGCAATGGATTGCCACTCTGCGTCGATGCCTGAATAGCAGTCCCAGCGCCGCCTGTTGTGCGAGTAAGTAAAAAGCCGTCTTCTATGATGTCGCCACCTAACTCAGATCCCATTCTGGCTCTAAAAATATCTCTTAGCTCAGCAGCTTTACCAAATTGAGTATTTAAGCCCTTCACAATCTCGAAAGCTTCTTCAGGGAGCTTGCCTAGCTCAGCTCCCTTTCTGAGTCGGTCTTCAATCTCTTGCCTTAAATCCTGCCTGACCACCTTCTGCACAGTAGGTCTTAAAGGCGAATCGTCAAAGGTATAGTTAAGACCTACTTTTGCGTCTTGCAAATCAAGAAGATCTCCTCCCCTTAACATCTGACTCTTGATTGCATCTCGCTCTGCATAAATCATCTCAATAGCTTTTTCTCTGCCCTGCCCGCTTATTGAGCTTATATAGCGCTTAGCATGTTCATCGGTAAAATCAGGAAACGGCTTTAGCTTTGGATTGAACTCTTCTAAAACGCCCTGAATATCTCCGCCCAATTCCTTAGCGTATTTATTTAAGCTAGTAACATTTTCTAACTTATCTGCTTTCTGATCTATAATATCAAGGTTTTCAAACTCTCGGATTGTCTTTGGAAGACCCATCTCATCAATACTTGCAGGAACAAACCCCACTGACTCTTGCTTTTTCAGCAGCCGCTTAACGTCTGCCCCGGTCACGTCGAAGCTTGAGAGAAGAAGTCTATCACTCTGAGTTTTAGCGCCCGAAAGCGCTTTACCTAATGCTTTGCCTGTGCCAGCCAAAACTCCGCCCGCAGCGCCACCGTAAACTGCTTGTTTTAGCTTATCGCTCCCTGTTCCCTCTGTGCGTATGTAGCTTTCTAAAGCCGCTTGCACAGAAGGTCTTGCAATTAACTTAGATGCTGCTAAACCACCTGGAGCTGATTCTATAAACTTTCCAACGGCTGCAGCCGGCTTTGCAATTCGCTCCGCTGCCAGTAGCTTTTGCACCTGTGGAACCGCTGAAGTCGCTTTCCTAACCGCCGCTCCACCTTTACCCACAGCTCCTAAAGCGCCAAACGGATTTAAGAGCAAACCGGAAGCTATCTCTGTTCCAAGCGCTGTTACTGGGTACTCCTCTTCAAACCCTCGTTGCGCTTGTCTGATTCCAGCCAGCTCCTCAGCGTATGTTTTCTCACTAAACGGCGCTCTAGCTGCAGCTTCTAACTGTTGCGATAAGCCAAAGGTAGGACCAGCAGCTACGGAGCGAGCTAACCCTGTTCCGAACTCGCCCGCTGATAAACCCTCCGGTTGAATGTACTGCGAAACATCCCCAAAACTTTGCAGCATCGCTAGGGTATCTTCATCGAACGCCATCTATAACCCCGCCATCTGTTGATATTGTCGAATCTCGATCAGCTCATCTCGTGTAAGATTAGCAATGCCCTTTGCTACTAACTCTGCAATTCTTGCTTTAATTGCATCCATGCTCCCGCCCGCTTGTGGCGCTACCATCTCAGGAGCTTTTCTTTGTTCCGTATCACTAACCACCTGCTCTTGTTGCATTGCCGCTATAGCTGGCGTAGCAGTAGGAGTAGCTCTCTTGCTTATCGCTGTAGCTTCAGGCGTAGGAGCTAAAGCACTTGCCAAAGCACTACCACGCTCTGGAGCTACCGCCTCTGGAGCTGCGGCTACCGCTTCTGCTACTCTTTGCTCTTGCTGTCCAAACTCACTCCTAATTCTTTGAAAGAATGTATCAGCAGGTATTTCTCGTCTAGCAATGCCTCGAATAGCTCCTGCAAAATCAAAACCGCTCGGAAGCTTTGCGCCTGAAATAACACCTTTTCGATTAACAATTTGATCGAAGCTTTCCCGCCCCAATCCACCAGCAAACCTTGCTTTTAGATCGGCTTTTACATCTTCGGAGTCGCGATTTATTGACTTCGCAGCATCTTTGATCGAAGAGTCTAGCATGTTATTAAAGGTTTCAAGGCGTCCGTTATACGCTCGCTCCACTATATCCATGATTTGCGCACGATCCTGTAAGCTCAATTCGCCTTCGCCGTCAAATACGTTTCTAATCTTGTTTTGCGCAAGGTTAACCGCACCCGCCGCCGCTTTAACAGCCGCCTCGTCGCCTTCTCTTACAGCCATACCCGGTTCAATAATCTGCACTGCTCCGACTACAAAATCTCGGCTTGTCATTGCTTGCTGATTAAATACAGCCGGCGCTAACCGTTTTATGGTTTCCTCCGAAATAGCTACAGAATCAAAGATGGGGTTAGCTTGAAAGGTTTTTCTCTTGCCGTCTAATACATTTTCGGCTTTTGTTCCGTAGCTTGCCGTTCCAGTTGGAATGTTTCCCTTCCTCAAATCTTCGTAGGTGACGCCCAGATCTTCCGCCCTACTTAGCATCGACTTTCTTTGCGCTTCTACGTCTGCCGCTTTTGCTAACCTAGTAGCTTCCATTTCAGATAAATACTTTTGCAAATCTAGCTGCCCAAATACCTTTGCTAATCGCGGCTGCTCCTCGAGGAGTTGCGTTCTTCGCTCGGGAGTCATACCACCAGCAAGCATTTCTGTTATTGCTCTACTTTGCGCTATGTTTCTCTCATCCGCTTGCTTTCTTGCTTGATAGCCAAGAAGCCCCGAGAGAAGCGCTCCTCCCAGCACCGTTCCAAAATTTTCCCAGTTATTACCATAGGGATCTACTGCAGCAGGTAAAGCGCTAGCTATCCCACTTGCCGCAATGCCGTATGGTGTCTCTATTGGCTTATACTGAGAGCCAAATAACGCTGCTAATAAATCTACACCCTCTGCCATGCTATTAACTCATTAAGCTACTTGTAACACCTGCGCCAATGCCCTGACCAATGCCAGTTAAAAACGCTCCTCCAGCGCTCGGTCTTTGTTGCTGATTCTCGCCTCCAGCCGCCGCAGCATCATATATTAGATCTCTCTTGTACCCATACTCTGCCGCCATCAAAGCAAACGGATCTGGGCTTCCGCCTCTTGCCGCTAATTGCTGAGCAAGTTGCTGCTTTTCAAACTCTCGCTGTTTTTGCGCTTCAATAGAACCGAGCTGACCAGTATAGTAACCCTGCAACGCTTGTAACTGAGCAGTTGGCACTTGATACTGTGTAAGGTCTTGCTGGAACCGCTGTTGCTGCAACCCTCGCCCCATTTGCTCAGCTTGATACATAGCTTGCTGCCTAGCTTGGCTCTGATTCTGATATAGTTGCTCTCTTAACCTTTGAGCTTGAGCGCCTGTAGGATCTAGCCCTCTTTGCGCTATCGCCGCCTCCATCGCTTCATTTTGCCGAGCAAACTCAGGAGCTGTTTGAGACTCAAACTGTCCCATTATATTTTGATAAGCTTGCTGATATGTATCCTCGTAGGCGCCCGGTTGAAACGCTCCCTGCTGTTGCAATGTGGCTAAGTAGTTTTGGATGTTCTGTCCAGCCCCGGTCTGTATTTGCCCGATTTGCTGCTGAGGCGACATTTCCGCAAATGGAGTTTCAGCTACCTCACCACCGGCTGCTTCTAATCTCGAGCGTAAATCAGCTAAACGAGGATCGTTGGGATCTCGCTTGCTCAGGTAGTCAATCCTTCGCTGTATTCGGTCGGGGTTTTTGGTTTTCTTCGGACCCCGCCCCATTGCTCCATTTCTTTTTGGCATTATATTTGCCCTCCGACGTCAAATCTTATTTCAAAGCCAAACAGATCCAGCGGTTTGTCTTTGTACTCCCCTGCCAATGTAATACTAGCGCAGTGTCCCTGTCCCTTAGTAGCAAATCTATCATAAATGTAATCGACGCTACTACTCCAATTACTGCCCCACGGCGTAAAACCTGGATCGCCCGCTACACTACCAGCAGCGCTCCAGTGCGTATAAGTACCGCCCGAGCTTGTTGTAATAGTCTCATAGGGAGCTATTCTTTTGAAATCAGTGGATAACCCAACCTTGAGACCTGTTCCTCGAATAGTCTTTAGCAGCGGTCTAACATCCTTAAAAGCTTTGTAGTTGCCTCTTGTACCGTAGAAACTAAATGCCGTCTCTATTTTCCAATTTATCGGCTGACTATTA